TGGGCTTGCTCTGTGTCTTTTGTAGATACTGCTAATCTTTGTAATGCCGGTCTTAATTGATCATCGGCAACGCCAGTTGCAAGGCTAGTTTGTAGGATCATGTCCTCAGTTGCCTTGATTTGGGCATCAGTAGCCCCTGTGGCAGCCTTTAGGGCGTTGGCTAACCTAAGTTGTGCAGCTTCATCCTCTATCGCAGCCTTGACCCCATCAACGGCTAATTTGCCAGCATAGGCAACGGCAGCAGCGGTAGCCACAGCAAATGCAGTAGCAGCCTTCTTTCCAAATGCCGCAATTTTTTCACTATTGGTCTGAACCTTGCCATCGGCTTCATCTAGCTTCTTTTTTAGGTCATCAATATCCGCAAGGATCTTGAGCGATAAGGTTCTGGTATCTCTTGCCATTATGCCCACTTATCCAATATGCGGTTGTATGCAGCTTCCCATTTATTAATCAATTCAGGCTGAATTCTGCGAAGGGTTGGATAAATGAACCATCCGCGAGATCCACGACCTGACCTTCCTGAATAACTAGGAAACTGTTTGAATTTATTTGAACCAAACTCAACGCCACCCCATAGGGTTTGCGTAGAAGCACCACCTGAAAACTTTTGTCTTGCAAATCCGTATTTGAATTCACCGATCTTGCTTGACTTTGAAATGCTAACGCCATCCGCGACTCTCTGCGCGACCTTGCCTGACTTTGTTCGACCTCTAGCTGCTGTTTTAATTTCCTCAGATGCATAAGTCGCCAAAGCAGCAGATTGAACTCTTGCTTCCTCTGTGGCTTGCGCATCCATGACTTTGAAAGCTTTAAGAATATCGCGTATATCGTTGCGACTGTAAGCAATTGTTTCACTTGCCATACCTCTGCTCCAATACTTCTATTGCTGTCAAAATGTCGTCTGAATCAACCCATTCACTCATTGGTATTTGTGTGGCTAGTGCCAACTCAACCAATAAACGATTTAGGCTTCCTGCTGGGTGGCTTTTGGGTTTGCATCACCAACAATCACATCGCTGACTGTTTCCATCCAAGCCTCAAATGGTTTAACTGGCTTTCCAGCATTTTCTCGCTTATGAGCGTTATATGCTAAAAACATTAAATCCCACATGCCAAGTTTTTCTTTGGCTTGCCCGATCGTGTTGCCAGTTTGCTTTTCCCATTTTGCCCACTCAGGCGGTTGGGCTACATAAGTGGCTTGCTCGCCTGAGTTATATTCAATTGTAATTGGTAACTTCATTGTTTGCTCCCGTTGTTAGATCTTAACTAAATGTCTCTGTTACTGAACCCTGTGAAACTGTGAAAGTAAATGATACTTCTTGTGCATCAATTCCTGATCCACCAGCTGTTGGGAACTCTGGCTTTACTGGAAATACAAATTGTGCTCCAGTTGCAGCTGTGAGTGTTATTGAAATATCGGTATCAGGAGCAGTTTCGGCTGCTGTCCATAATGCCTCACATACTGAATTTGCTTTGCCCCAATCTGCCAACATGTCCAATTGGAAAGTTGCAGAAATGTTTGTTGTTTTATAAGCCTCGCCATCAAGTGTTTGATAAACCTGACGCTCATTGACTTTTGTTAATACTGCGTTGGTTGCTTGCGCTTCGATGTCTGTTCCACCTGTGAAAGACAACGAAATATCGCGACCAGTTATGACTACTGTTGCCATGATTATTTCTCCTTAGACTGTGCGTGTGTAGTAGGTAGATACTCGAACATCTGCGATAAGCAAAGTCGATGCTCCGACTGTTGTTACTGTTGGTCTTTCGACCGAACTGACAATGTATCCTGCTGGAATTACTGCCAGAACACTTATGATTAACTGCTCGATATTGTCGAGCGATGCAGGATTGCTATTATAAGCAACTGCTACTGTAATGGTCATATTGACCTTAGATCGAATGTTTGATTTATTAATTGTTTCAAATTCTAAATATGGTGAATCAGGCACAACTACGACTGCTGGCGGAATAACTGTTTCAGGCACAAATGAATAAACATTGCCTGCAACACCCGCTAAAGCAGTTGCTAAAGGTGTGCGAACTTGCTCAAGAATTGTTTGATTAGGCATTATTGACAAATACCTTCAACATCAACATAAGGTCCAAGAATTCCAATTACTCTTGAATAAAGTGATCGACCCATTCTGTATGGTGTAGCTGTAAAATCAACGCCCTCTATTTGACCACCGGCTGCAACTCTTGATTGGAATACCTCAACAGATATTGCAAATACAGCTGATCTAACCGATTGATTTCCAACATAAGTTGATGCACCTGTTAATGTGGCTGTTCCGCTAGGAATAACATTGGCTTCTAAAACATCCGCGTTTGTAATTGCTGCGCTAAAAGTAGTTGATGTCAAATTATCAGCTAATACTGTGCGAGTTCCGTTATATGGACTCAAGCATGCAGCAATAACTACCGATTGACCCTCGGTAAATTCGTGATCGCCAACTGTTGTAAATGTGGCGACATTATCTGTTAAAACTGTTTTTTGTATTGCGCTCTTAAATGTAACTAACATAGGCAGAATTGTGTTTTCTGCTGTGTCAATAATTCCGTCTAAATAAGTGTCGTTATACAAGGCAGATGACACACCAAGCACAGATCGCAACTCGGTGGCTGTAATAATACTTGGCATGTCATCTCCTTACTCCCATTAATGGATGCCTGAGATCGGGAGCAACCTCAGGCACTCAGTTAAGTTAATTAGTTCTTGTTGAACCAAACTGCGCCACCAGCAATTTTAACTGCTAATGCGCCATAGCCATAGTAAGCAACAGATACTTGACCGGTTGCTGTAATGTCTGAACGAAGTTGTAGGCGTGGGCTCTCATACCATGTAAATGCATCTGGATTTACTACGATCATTGACTGATCTCCAGTTGTAAATGCATCAAGTGAACGAGAAACATATAGATCTAATCCTGCAACATTTCCACGAAGTGAAACTGGTGAAACTGCTCCACCTGCATTTTGTGGTTGTGATGCGTTGTAAATTGGACGACCGCCATCGTTATAGCCCATGATGTTGCCCCATTGTGTGCTGTTCACAATTAAATTACGAGCAAATCCAAGTGAGCCTGAATAAATTGTTGCTGCTGCTGCTGAAACATAAGCAAGCAAATCTGCTGCTGTGTTGTCCTCAGCTACTGCTGCCAATGCGCATGAGTTACCAAGAGTTGTAGCAACATAAGAATCAGTTGCTTTTGCATAAGCAAACTCCATTTGACGAACTAACTCATCAAAGAATGCTGGAGATGAACGATCTAGAAGTTCAACTGAGAATGTTTGTCCGCCAGCGAATTTCTTAACATCAACCTGAACAAATGATGATGCTTGATCAGTTGTGTCAATTGTTGCGCCCTCTGCTTCTACTCCTACTGTTGGAGCAGTTGTAATCTTAGGAATTTCAAAAGTCATTCCTGATGCTGGAAGTGTGCCACGAGATAGGGCATCAATTAATCCACGATCAGCATTTGAAACACCATTGATGATTTCAGTTGATTGTGGAGTTGGAATTAGACCAGCATTGTTTGAAGTTGTGTCAGCTGCCATTACATATTGACGGCTGTCCTCGTTGCCTAGCGCAGCGCGTACTGAATGCTCTAGGTATGTTGCTTTGTTTGTGATTGGTGAGCGTGGCTTTGTATAGGCAACTGATTGAGCTGCCACTACTACCACAGGCTCAGACTTTGCAGCTTCTACCGCTTCGGTGGCGATAGGAGCTTCTGATGTTATATCAGACACTTTGTCCTCCTGTGTTGTTGTATCCTCAGCGGTTGCTTCGGAATTCTCTGTTGGTGTTTCTGTTGCTGCGACATCGGCAACTCTGGCACTATCAATTGCTGGATCAGTTACTAAACTAACCTCGATTAACTTTGCAGCTGTTATTGACATAACGCCATCTTTGTTTTTCCAGTCATCTACCATTACGCCAACGCTAAATCCATCGCGTAATCCTTCGGCTGCTTCTAATAAAGAATCATCGCCAGCAATAGTTCCGGCAATCTTGAATGTTGCTTCGATACCAGCATCATCAGCTGTAATATCCATTAACTTTCCAATTGGTCGTGTTCGATCATGCTCTAATAGCAATTTGACTGGCTTTGAAAAATCAATTGAGCCTTTTTCAAATACTGTTGCCCCGGCTGATGTATTTCCGCGCTCGCCCCAAGTTACAATTGTTCCTGAGATTGTTCGCTTGCGACTATCGGCTGCGGTTAGTGTTATTGGGAAATTAATCTTCATCGGATTAAGTCCTCCTCCTCTTGGATTTGCTCAACGCTCATCGCGCCAATGCGGTTTAGTATTTCATAAACTTGCGCACGCTCTAATGCAGATCCACGCAAGAAATCGTCAATGTCAAATCGAACCTCAACACCATTTGGCACAAAGTCAGCCATTGATAATCTTTGCTCTATTGGCGTAAGGATATTTCTCAAACTGAAGTCGATAAGAGCTTTGCGCTCCATAACAGTCGTACTATATGTCGTGCTCGTAGTTTCAGCAGATACAAA